CTGCCACCTTCGATAAGGAGGGACAGTGAAAAGCCTGACGTCACTCTGGTCCTGTACGGCATCTGAAATGGCCGTACGATGTTGCACTAGCGCCACTCTCGACATAAAAACTGTCGAGAGTCGAACCGAACACGAGGGGCTATCGTTTTTGGCGATAACCCTGGCGGACCTTGGCAAGTCGTTCCAAAGATGGCTTGATCAAGGTTTCGTCGTCCCTTCGGACGTTCCGGCCTTTGGCCGTGGACGTCTTACTGGTCTCCCCGTATTTCTACGAGGTTTCCTTGGACGTGTGTTCGATTCTTGTAGTGGCACGTTGCTGGATGAACCAGACATTGAAGCAATCTTTGCCATTCGTCAACTTACGTTGATGTTTAGCAAAATCGCTCTCCCTCAAGATGACCCTTCCAGGCCATCTACGCGGGTTGTAAGCCCACGTCGTGAGAGACGTGCAATGTCTGAGTATGTCCAGACTGAGCAGGATGTTAGGAGATCTGATTCTCTTTTGGATCCTTCTTACATGGAGGACTTTAAAAGAGTCTCTAATTTGCTCTTCTCTGATCTTCTCTCCAAAGTGGATAGAGATATCCACTGGGGTAGGATCAGATTTAAGCATGGTCCAGGCACTGTCGCTGATAGACTTAGTAGTAATGCTAAGTGGAATCAGCGAACCTGGACCACTCGCCTCAACAGCGTTTTTCCTGCTGTTGAAGCCCTTGGTGTGAATAACTCTTTCAGAGAGGAAGTCACATCAAGGCTTAACATCCTCGAACCCGGTTCGGAGATTCCCGTTAGGGTAATCACCGTTCCTAAGACGCTCAAAACTCCTCGTATTATTGCCATTGAACCCACTGCTATGCAATATGCACAGCAGGGGATCCTTGGCAGTATACTCGACGCGTTTAAGGAGGATGGTTTCCTCTCGCGCGTTATCGGTTTTGATGATCAAGAGCCTAATCGGCTTATGGCATCAAGAGGTTCACACAGTGGTGACCTCGCGACACTCGATTTGAGTGAAGCTTCCGATAGGGTTTCGAATCAGCATGTAAGGGCGATGCTCGAAGACTTCCCGGAATTGCTACGGGCGGTCGACGGGTCTCGTTCCCGAATGGCTGATGTACCTGGTCATGGC